GGGTTGGTTTTTTATACCATTTTCCTAGAGACTCTTCTTTATGATAATTAGGCATATACTTGTTTATACTCGTTATCGCATACGAGATTTTGATAATATTGTCCATATTTTTGGACTTGACTCAATTTCATATTTCTGAACTTGATCGCTATTTTCATCTTCTTGGAGTGCGTGCGCGTATAGCACGTATCTCCCTGTAGATGTTAGGCGAAAGTTCCTTAGTATGTTAGGAGCAAGTCCCTTAGTATGGCACGAGAAATTGAATTCTTTTGTGCATATCAAGGAAAATATTTACTTGTTGAAAATCATTTAGACGTTGATTTGGACCGCCAATCCATTTCGATGACTTTTAATCACCCCCCTTTCGAGGAGGGTTAGGCCTCACTTCATTCTGATATTCATTTTAATGCTACCGTAGCCTTTATGGCTTGTGGGAAATCCCGGTAGAGCAACGTTATTAGGCGTTGTATTTGACATTGATTTGTGATAAATTTTTCACCTCCCGTGAAACGGAGTACTGATCACGTAATAGTCGGATTGAGAACCCGATGAAGTTGCGAGAACTAAGCTGTAATTAACAGCCTTATGGCCAGACATGGCCTTATCAAATAATATGTAATGGAATCTATTCCAGCAGTATTTTGCGAAAATAGGCGGCGCGATGCTCGTCCGTAAACCGAGCAATTTATTCCATAACATTAACGCGTTTTTGTAATGGCAAATATGTAGTAGAGCTGCACGGGGCCCATGATGGGGTCCAACACGCTGTTTTAGCGAATCCTTTATTATAAGAAGTACACGAACTTAATCCCTGGCTTCCGGTTAAACCCGGTGGGATTTCGGTTGTCACTTAGGTACTCTGACCTAGACGACTGAGTGTGATGTACGACATGGAGCAGTAGGGCTGGCCTTATGGCCGGCATTAGACTGTACTTCTAAATTTAGGTGCAACTATATATAACCAGCATTTCGTTATAATCACCATTCAGTGCCTGCTGATGGTGTTGCGGAATGTGCGTGGCTTGTTTAACTGGTGCAAAAGCTTGAGCACCGACTTTTCGAGCAAAGAATTTTAAGGCACAAACGGCGCGTAGGTTTGGGTTAATAGCCCCCTACGCATCGGATAGCAAGAAGTTACCGAAAGCCAAATTTCCCAACAGATCTCTGCCCTTTCCTTTGTGGAGAGCGCGAAACTTGTTACTGCGAAGGTTGCCACCACTGT